TCTCTTGGATTTTAAGTCTTTTAGACTAGAAGTCTATTCCTTCTTGCCAGTAAGGTTCTTACGAATTGTCTTACCTTTAATCCATTTATAATAATTTTCACAGATTGGCAAGGGGTCTTGTTTCTGAAACTCTGTGCCTGTTTCTTTAACAATCCTTAAAATCTCAAGTCTAAGCTCTTCATTGTTTAAATGATCATTTGCTGCCACTTAACATTTCCCTCATAGTATAGACTTGTTGAACAATTTTATCGTGATTAGGATGAGATTTGTTCCAATATGGACCATTCTTATCGTTCATAATCTGATCTATTTCACTTTGAATATCCTCACTTCTATCCATATTTTCAGACTCAGTAGATAATATTTTATCTTCTGACATCATGTTTGCGATCTTTGCAAAACCTTTTATGACATCAATATTATCACCAAGTCTAGTTCCATCTGCTAGTTGCATTTCAAAAACTTCTGGTGATAGATTAGCTGTGGCTAATGATTTAGCTTTATTAATATTTGCATCATAGTCTCTACCCCATTCTTGTCTAAGCAAGTTTTGAGCTTGAGCTTGAGATGTTTCAACATCAATTTTTGCTTGTTGATTTTGTGCTTCCATATTATTTTTATAAAAATCTAAAACACCTTTTGCTTGTTCATTATTCAAACCTAATTTAAAAGATTGTTCTTGAAAATTTTTAATAGCTTGTTCATCTAAAGAAACAACATCTGATTTAAAATCTAATGAATATTTTTCTGCAGAATCTGGTCTACCCATTTTCATGTAAGCTTCTTCCCATTGATCTTCAGTAAAATTTTTATTAGGAACAACCATCTTATCTTGTCCAATCATTCTAGTTGCATTGATGTATGACTTTGCAAGTGCATCTATCTCTGTAAACTTTTCAATGTTAGGATCGTTTCTATATGCTTCGCTTATAGAATCTTTCCAAGATGATGTTGTTGTGGTAGTTGTTGTTGTAACTTCTGGTTTTGTTTCAGTAGTTGGTTGTGTTGCAGGTGTTGCTGTATCTGTAGTAGTCGTTTGTTCTACAGGCACAGTTTCCTGTGTTATCTGTTCGCTTGACATTTTATTTATCCTTTTTTTGCAGCATTGATTTTATAAATAGAAGAACGCTGCGTTGTCCTTCCATATATGCAGATTCATGGCTATCACCTTTAATGTTTGTGGTAGTCAGAAAATGACATCTTTTTTCAAGATCAGCCATGACTCTTACGCCTTCGTCTGAATTGAATATTACTTTATAATCTGTTTGTAATTGTTGTAAGTATTTCTCTAGTTGTTTTGTGTCCATACTATTCACCTTCTGTATTTGCTACTGCTCTTGCCTCTTCTGGCAATACTTTCGCTAGTGGTGCTATATCTCCTCCTGCTTTGGCAACCTGTTGCAGTTGTTGCATTTGTGCCATTTGTTCTTGTTGTTGTGCCGCTTGCTCTCTTTCAGCGTTAACTTGTGATTGTAGTTTTAAAACTTTTTGCGGTACGCCAACTAAGTCTGCTACATGTTTAACTAACGCATCAAAGTTTATGTAATCAAATACAGGAGCAACATTAGAAAGTGATCCTAATATTTCTATTGCTCTAGTTATTGATGAAAGCTCTGTAGATTTTTGTGCTTTTGCTAAAGGAGAAACATATTCAATTTCAATATCTTGACCTGATAAAAATTCAGGAGCTTGTGCAAACTGATTGTTTCTAAGTAATATTGCAAAACATCTATCAATCATTGGTTTTAATAATTCTGATTGTAGTCTACCTAATACTGGACCAAGTAATCTCATCTTCTCTTCGTTTCTTTGTATAACCTCTGTTGCTGTCATTTGTGGTCCTTGCTGCAACATTAATTGATCTACATAGAATACATTTCTAATAGCAGTTCTTCTTTGCTCTTCCATATTCAAACCTAATGGATTGTTTGCACCAATGTTTAATGGTTCAATTCTATCTCTTGTACCCGATCTATAAAAGTTTAGTCCTCCCGGTACAGTTCTAACTGGTAATAAGAAACCATCATCAGGAACTAATAAAGGCGGGTCTACTTGTTTCTGTGCAGCTTTGATAGTTGTCTTTGACATTTCATTTAACATCTTAACATCTGGCAGAGCTGTCATTGCTGGTGATCGACCATAAATTTCATGAGATGCTTTTAAATATCTTGGTACAACAAAAGGAAACTCAACAAAGCCACCTACTGATAGTTCATTACCATTTTTGTATTCAAGATAAACAGATTCAAACTCCATGTTCTCTTTATCTTTTTTTGTAGGATCAAACTCTATTCTTGGATATACTGCATGTAATATTTCAATATCATCGAATGGGTCTTTCTCAACTTTTGTTTTAGCTTCTTCTGATAAAAAAGTTCCAAACTGTTGTGCAGCAGCTCTAAGAGTAATTTTAAATTTTCTATATACTGTATCTATTCTACCTTTATCATTTTCAGTAATATAGATTTCGTTTATGTGTCTTGTAGAAAATTTTAAAAGATCACTTTGATCTTCCTCAATAAACATTGCAGCAGTACCAAATGTAATAAGATCATGGTACAATTCAAATATTTCTTGTTGAAAGTTTGATCTATTAAAAGCTGTGTACATTGTTTCTGTTACACCTTCTAACCAAAGTTTAGCTTCATCATCTTGATCTAAAACTTGATCCTTATATCTTAGTGAAAACCAAGGAGTAGAAGGATTAGTCAACATTCCATGAAGAGATGCTGCTAATAATTCTACTGCTTGTAATGGAGAGGAGTCGAAAATTCTTTCTGTTCTTTTATCACCTTTTGATCTAGTTTTAGTTACATCTGCTTTTCTAGGTTGCATAAAGTCTGCAACTTCTTGCCAATGTGTTTCCCAGTTTTGTCTTCCAGTTTTAAGGCGATCAAATCTCGCCATGATAGTTTTTGTTAAATCAGTTCTTGCCATTATACGCCTAGTAGTATTGGTTTACTTAATGTAAAATCTTTTGATCCACCTTGTTGAAAGATAAACCTTCTTCTTCCTCTCTTCTTAGTTTTTCTTGCATCGTATTCTGTTTGAGTTTGTTGATCATCAGCAAGTTTTCCTTCTGTTGTAAGAATTGTTTTACCACCAACATTTTTAGATGTAACAACATTTCTTGTTGCAGCTCTTGCTTCTTTTTCTACATTATTATTATCTGATTTTATAAATGTTTCTCTATATTCTTTAGTTCCATCTTTTTTTGTAAATACTGTAAACTCTCTTCTAAAACCTGCAGCAGTATTACCATAAGCATCTATTTTACCTTCTGATCTTAACTTCATATAATCTTTGTAAGATTTATCTTTTTGTGCTGCACTCATAGATTCAAATTCTGATTCAGTTAAAGCTGGTGATTTTCTATCTTTTAATGAGGTAACTACTTTAAGGGGTCTGTATTTGCCAGCCTCTAAAACACTAGGTTTATCCATTTTTAAAATAGAAGTTTTGTAATTTGGATCAGCAAAAAATCTTCTATTTTCTCTTGCTCCTTTTTCAAGTAAAGGAGTTACCATTCTTGTTAGTCCCGGTAATTTTGGTATCTCAGCAGCATTAAAAAATTGTTCATATCTTTTATCTCTAAATTTAGAAGTGTCTGCAGTTTTACCTGTGCCTGAAAATTCATTAGCTTGATATGTTTTTTCAAATTCTTTTTGTTTTTCATTTTGTATTCTAGTTCTGGTAGTTTTTCTTTTTGTTCTTGTTCTTGAAAAAGCAGATGATCCTCCAGTTTTTTTATTAGATGCTCTTTCATGTGCTGCTGTATGACCCGGCATAGTTAAACTCCAAATGTTAGTTCTGATTTATTTTCTTTTTTTGTTTCAGATACAGTTTCTTTTTTTAATTCATTTTCGTAAGAAATATCTGTAGCGTGATCTTTAATTTTTTCGTAGGTTCTTTTAGTCTCTACAACTGGTTTTGTTTTTTTCTTAAATAAATTTTTAATTTTCTCAAACATTATTTACCTAGTAAAGTATCAAGAGCTTCCTCTTCGGTTTCTTGTATCCCAAGTGGACCAGTTAATATAGTATCTTTTCTACCTTTTCTTTTTCTTCTAATTGCGTCTTGTTCTTTTTTAATTCTTTCTTTTTCTTCAGGTGTCAATTCATTTGAAGGTGGCTCTGGTGCAGGTGGTACTGGCGGTAGGGTTGGTGGTTTTGGTGCTAAAAATCCCATAATTATAAAATCCTATATTCATTATCTGCTACACTTTGTGGAGCAATTTGTCTATCATTTAATTCTTGTAGTCCAACTGATAGATACCTCATGGCATCAGATGCGTGTGAACTCCAATCGTGTACAGGCTTTGATCTAAACATTCTGTTTTTATCAATATACTTCCTGTGGTAATGTCTTAACGCATCTATCAAGTTTTTGCAATGGTCTGTATCAATCCAACATCTAGGTAGTACCATAGTAGTTGCGTGTATGCCATCTTCTAATGGTATTTTTGGTACTACTTTAAACCTTATTCCTAGCTGATAAGCGACCTCTCTTCGGGTTTTGCCATTGCTAAAATCTGTAACTTCGATGTCGTGTGGTGCAAAATGATCTTTGTAAACATAATCTTTCTCTTTCAACATTTGAATATAGTGCGGTAAACCTTTGCCTCTTTCTTCATGGTAGTCAATAATATTGATTGCTCGACCTAGTTGTTGATAGAATATTATTGCACTATGATCTGAAACTCCTAAATCCCATGCGGTTGATACTGGGAGGCTAGGGTCGTAAGGAACTCTAGTTAATTGTTTTTTATCTTCTAGTTTAGCTATCTCATCTCCATAGATAGCACCCTCAATGTTAGCAATCCAATCGCACTCAAACTCCTGTAGGAACTTTTTCTCACCCATGACTTCCTTCGCTTTGCTCAACTCCTCTTCATCTACAATGTTAGTTTTGCTTGCTTTAGCTTTGTAGCTAAACCAATCGTCTGCTCCTTGTGCATGTTGATACAATTCATAAAAGTTATTGTTCATTCCTTGTGGTGTTCCAATAAACACACAGTACCCCTTTCTGTCAGATAGTGCTGGTCTAATAATCTCAGGAAATAGTTTATCATTTACATTCGCATACTCATCAATAACACAACCATCAAGATATATACCTCTTAAGCTATCTGAGTTTTCTGAACCAAGTAATGTAATACGAGAACCATTAGGTAAATCTACCCGCAGCTCTGTTTCATTAAATTTTGTAAAAGGTATTTTAGCAGTAAATTGTTTCATATAATCCCAAGCAATAGCTTTTGATTGTTTAAAGGTGGGTGATATGTAGGCATACCTAGGATTTTTGTTCTTAGATGTAAGAGCTGATCTTATTAAATGATTGATCATACAAACTGTCTTGCCAAATCTTCTATGGCAAACAAGCACAGACCATCTATGTTTTAATATTTCTTTATGAAGAAACGCTTGATGTTTCCTAGGTGTGTAAGGTATTTTAATATCCATATCTAGTGGATGGCTTTACTTGGCATACTAATAGGCTCAAAATCAAAACCCATACAAAGCATTGCATAAGTAATAAATAGCTGTGAAGCTGTGTTATTACCAAAGCCAACAAATCTAATAATTACATCATTACTATCTTTGTCTATGTAAGCTATTGATTCTAAATTATCCATCGTAAAGTAGTCCATATACAACATATAGTTTATTATTGGTGGTCTGGCAAGATATGGAAAGATGGTGGGTGGAACTGAGTGGGTGGCTGTCTGTCTAAGGGTGTCCTCGAGTCCCATGTATATATATATATAATTTTGCGGTCGCATTATTGGGTATACCGGGGGTCAACATTTCTAAAAATGTAAGTATAGCTAAAAAATATTACTAACGATAAATAAATATTACCGATAACTATTAATTATCGGAGGGTGATCCGATTATATATGCGTGAAAAAAAAATTCCGGGTTGAAAGTTTAAATAGCCTTCTCC